CATGGGCACGTTTGTGGCGTATTCGACCGTGGCGGATGACAGTTGGCTCAGCGGTTCGCCCGTCGTAGATGAAATCATCTAGGTGTATCTCAATATGACAGGTTGCATCGTTTTGCCCATGAAAAATCCTAGAAGGAAGACCGCGAACGCGATTATCCAAGTGCTCTTAGGGATGTTTTTGAAGGGGTCGACAGAGTCTTTCTCCTCCTGGTAATACGGCATTTCGTTCGGGGGTTGATAATAATACTGCTGAGGGGGTTGGTCCGATGGGGGTTCAACTTCCTCCTCCTGAACAAGTGGGTCGATTTCAGGATTATAATTAATTGGATTACCAAGATCACTCTCCATTACTAACTTATTTTTCTATTTTTTTAAGCATCATCTGACTCACTTTCTTCACTCGCGTCGTCGATGAAATCCTTGAGGTTTCCGTCTTCATCAACTTCGTCGTCATCTTCGTCATCTTCGCTATCATCGTCGTCGGAGGAGGAACGATACTCGTCGTCGGTGGCGATGTCGGATTCGCAGTCGGTGTCGGTGTCGTCGTGATCTTCGGTGCAGTAGTCATCGTCGAGGACCGTTTCGGCCGGGATGAAGACCTTGGGATTCTTAACAATTCTACCGGAACGCGTTCTCGTGCTCATTATTATAGTACAGACGTGATTATTGTTTAAGTAGGTTGATAATGTTAGGGGTAAGGGTGTGGACCCTTGGGTTTGATTTCTTACATACCAGGCACATCTGTTTAATTTTCCCTTTGGAAACCGCGTAGGTCATCAAATTATCGTGCCTGGATCCGATTGTCTCACAGAATTTCGAGGTGGTCGTGAAGGTCAGTGTATTCCCCTTCTGACGCTTTATGTCTATTATTTTCATGTTCGCGTCCACCGGCATGAACTTATTCATAAAGCGTTCGAAACACGGCTTTACGTCCGGTAACGCTTTTTTTTCAAATTTTTTAATCTCCTTGCACTGATTCAGCTCCTCTTTGTTGGGATAGAGCAGTTGCGTAACGTCACCCGGCAACTCGTGTCGGCGACCGCAGAAATCCTTACAAAAACCATCCCTGCGCCCGTGCAGTGTCGGACAGGTACAGAAGCATTTCTGTAGGATCTGCTTTCCACTCACGAGGAACCACACGTGGTTTGAGTGATGTTTCCTCTCCGTGTTCTCGCACCATCGCGACGTGGTCGATACCAGGTACGTGTTTTTACTTTTAAACATTTTTGTGATGTACGCTTCATCCTGCCCGGTCATGTTCTTGCGTATGAAGTTCTCGAGTGCGTTTTTCAGGGCCACGTCGTACACCTCGTCTTTCATCTGATCGACGGTGAACGAACCCTCCTTTCGCTTTGGTTTCGTGACGTCCAGGGCTATGGTCTCTGTGACATCCGTCCTGACGGCGGTCGACGCGAGCATTAAAGGGTCGGGGTCGGGTGAGATTCGCGTCAGCGACGATAACGGCCACGTGTATTTAAAAAAGGGGAGGTACATCCCCTCGACCACACCTTTGCTCATCTTATGCGACCAGGGCATGCGAAAGCCGCTGCCCTTGGTTTTTCGTGCCGGGTCGCCGTAGACGCTCGAGTCTATGATGGTTTCCCACGCCGTGTCTCTGTTGTGACTGAAGAGGTCTGAGATGATGAACTCCCTGAGAGACACCGCGATGTCTTGATTCACCACCATCCCCGGCCAGTTCAAGTGCACACCGGTCTTGATCTTTTCGCCCGATTGTTTAGGCTCCGCGACCGAGATGATGCACACCTTACCCCCGAATTTCTTCACACACCTACAAATTACGGTGGATATCTCGCCAATCTCGTCAATGCCGAGACCGGTGTCGGCTTTATAATCGACATCAACAAAGAAGTTATAGGTGGGTGTCTTCTGTTCCACGACAAACACCTTCTCACCATCGTTCACAGCCTTGATGTAATTATCGTAAAATTCTACCAATCTAGCACACGGGACAGACAGGCATCCGCCGTCGAGGAGTACGTGTGATGGATTAGGGTTTTTTTTCAGAAAACCGTTCGAAGTGCACCAGATTTTGAACGAAGACATGTTTACTTACTTGTATCAACGATTATCTCCTCTAAACCAGTTCGAACAAGAGACGTCCTGATATTCCTTCGATTGACTCAGTTCCTTCTTAAAGACGAGGAGTTCGTACACGGTCATTTTCTCATTTTCTTTGATCCAGTCATCGACTTCACTTTCACAAAATCCTCTGTTCTTTTCTAAGAGTTCCGAAATCTGTCGTAAAATGAAAGCTTTTGACTTCATCTCTATTTTATACTGAATTTTTTTCTATCCTGTGATTGCACACACTGGTAAAACGAGGGGTTCTTGATAACGTTGTCGATGATGAGCTTCCACCGCTTCCTGGCGTTGAACTCCGGGAGCGTGTCCCACGACATGTAATCGTTTTCATCGTGCGTTTTCCTGATTGGCTGATTATGGAGTTTTTTCAACACGTATTTAGCCTTTTCTTCGTAAAACCTGCGCACCTGGTTGTGTTGTTCTGCTCGACTGAAATCTACATAAAACACAAATACGTTATATTCGAGGTCCACGGTGGGACTCTCTTTAACGATGAAGTTGAAATCTGTATACTCACCGTTTTTGAGAGAGATGACACCACGGGTCTCTTCTTCAAGCTCTCGGAGTGCACAACGAATCGGGTTCGAGATTTCTCTGCGTCTACAACCCCCCGTCACGAATATCCAATCCTTAAATCTGAAGTCACGCACGGTCAGAAACCGTGGTTGGTCTCCCTCAAATGATACTAGAACTGCGATTGCTTTGTGTTTTTTCATAGCGCATTAGCGTTTCTACTATTAGTCGACAAGTTATTCCTCGGATTTCTCGGCGTCTAAAACCTGCTCTTCGACTGTGTCTTCTTTCGCCGTGTCGATGCTGATCTTCGTGGGCTGGGACAGGTGGCGCGCGACATGACTGCTGAAGGTTTTCAACTCGTCGACGTCCTCCTTGTACTTCTTCATCTCACGGAAAAGAAAGATGACAGCGGCGATGCAGACCACGGCGGCGATGCTTGTAAGGACCTCACGATCAATTGGAATCATTATAATATGAGTGCGATGTTTCTTTTTAAGTAATTACACCCATCGAGACACCGTCGTCTTTGGGACACTGGTACGGGCTGGTGGCGAACTGCACGGCTTGGAAATGCGTGGACTGGCAACTTTTTTCGGTCGGAGGCGTCGCGGGCTGTCCGATGAATCTTTCGATAGTCTGTGCTCTGGGGTTGTATGTCAGCACAAAGACGATCGCTAAGAGGAATATAATCTTCCACATACCATTTAGTTAGAATATAATAAACCGCACATGCCGTTCTCTACACGTAACACGTTGTAGTTAACAGCGTATATAGAGTCGTCAAAGTCTTGCGCCGTAGACTGGATGCGGGCCGAATCAAGTCGGCTGAAGTTTAAGGTACCGGTCGGTTGTAACTTGGCGGCGTCCAGGCAGAAAGGCACGAAGAAAAGCTTCGAACCCCTGACACTGGAGTTGGACGTGTGGTAATAGAGAGGTACCGAAGAAAAGTTAGGATCGGCGAACTTGTAGTCCGCGATGTCGGTACCGTTGATCTGGAGTTTGAGTTTGTTTGCGGGGTCGAGGATGCCGAGGTTGCTGCCACCTGCGGCGAGGTACTTGATCGGGTGGTTGAAATTCAGTTCCTGAATCTTCGAACCAGATCCGACCGACTTTTGCACCTGAGTGAAGAGCATGTTTTGAGCGCCACCGCTGGCGAAAACCTCGCGCTCCTCGGTGTCGAGGTACGCGTAGTTGGCGTACACGTTCCAGCCGTACGTATTGGCGGCGGTCCCCCACGTGATCCTAATTTCAACGTCGTGGTAAGATAAACTGACAAGCGGTAAGGCTGACTGCCAGTTCTCACAGAAAGCAAACCGGAGAGGGTAGAATTTCTCGTCGGTAGCGCCGCCGTAGAGGTCTCCGATGACAGACTTGGACTGCGACGTCGCGGAGAGGGTAGGCGCGATGAGGGTGGAGTACGTGGAGTCCTGGGTGTCTATAACTTGACCCCCGCAAAGAAGCTCGACCTTGGAGATGAGATTGGTCCAGTCAGTGATGGCGGCGGTGTCAGCCTCGGCGACGCGGTGCGGTGCGAGGTAGACGTAGTTGAGGAGGTCACCCTTGCGCTCGAAGCGCACGGTTGACATGCCGTTGTTGTTGACGTTGCCCTGGATCACCTGACGTTCGACCGTCTGACTGAAGTTGGTATACCGTTTATAAGTTGAGCGAAAGAAACTAACTTCGGGGGATCCTACGAGATGCGCATCCTGGGCGCCCACGGCGACGAGTTGGGCAATACCGCCAGACATTTTGTATTATATATATACTGAGAGTTTATTTTTTAAGCCTGCTCGAGTTGCTCGATTCTTTTCGTCAATTGGAAAACAACATTCTGGAGGAGGGTGACCTGCGACGCGATACCCGCGAGGTGGTCGAGGTCGACGCTCACGGTGGACCCCCCGCTCGGGTTGACCGTAGGTTTTTCGGGCCACACGGGGTTCTCCGGGTCTTCGGTGAGCGAAGGGAGGTCGCGGAGCGCCTGGCGGTACCGCGTCCACTCGTCTCTCATCTGATTTGGGATATGGTAATCCGTGGAGAAAACCCAATCCACCTCGGCGAGGCGCTTATTGCGTATCCGCCGAAGGTTTTCGGGTGGAGTTAGTGGGGGATCCATATATTATTATACAGTTAAATTAAAATCCCGTTCATTCTACAACCCTCCACATTCATGGCGCCGTAAAGTGTACTACCCACCTGGTTATAGTTAGTTTGAACAAATAAAGCTATTTGATCACCTCTATTTACTCTTCCAGTGTACGAAATACAAACGGGGTGCCATTCTTGGTCCGAACCACTGACCCATCTATGCCCTATTAATTCAGCCGTGAGAGAAGTCCCCCAAGATGAACCGTCGTCTGTACTTTTCCGAAGACACCAATACGTCGCGTGATTGCTGGAATTAGTTCGAAACTGTGTTATTCTGTGTATCATCGTGACATTAACCATTAATATACCATTTCTCGGAACTATGTACTTAAAATCGGTTCCACCGGATTGCCCGTCCGTTCGCCATATCCACTGTGCTTCTCCATATGGGTTGGTCGCTTGGTTCGGAAACCCAGCGGAAGCGGCCCAACTTGCCCCTTGTTCCTTGTAAATTTCAAAACTATCTTCTGTAAACGAAATCGTCCCCCTAACATCCAACTGCGCTTCAGGGACTTTCCCGATCCCGACGGCCGTGTCGCTGATGACCATGGACCGCCCGGTTCGGCCCAAGTTGTAGAGTTTGCGGACCTCCGAGGGTTCGAGGGCGACGTTGTAGAGTTTGAAGTTGGAGATTTTACCAACAATTTCATGAATGT